TGAGTGTCATAGTGACCTACTTTCTCGGTAGGTGACCAGCCTAAACAGGTTTTGTTGCCTCTGTCGGTGATACCCCGAAAACGGCTTGCCAACGCTGTTTTGCGATGATCGGGTCATTGGCGACGTGCGGGTCAATTTCTATGTGATACCAGTCGCCCTGCTCGACACTCGGTAGCGGTTGCCATGTGCCACGATCACATTTCCATGACCTTTGCATTGCGTAGTCAATCACAAGTTGTATTCCTAAATGATCTGCGTTTTCTAAACACTTGACAATAAACGCTAGTGACGCTTTGCGGCCGTCTGCCTTGCCAAGCTTTTTTTGATTTAGCCAGCGATATGACAAGTCCATTGCCAGCCCTCGAGCATGATTGCTAATCGTGCCGGGTCTGTTGCGTATGTCGCGGTGTACAAATGTGCCGTTATTCCACAAACTGCCGCCGCTGTGTTTGCACGCAAGTCGAGCCCACTCTGCAGTCCCAGCCAACGCAGACTTTACGACTGGCTGTTGCGTAACTATGTAAGCGCGATTAGGCATTATTTAATTGGTTTACTTTTTATGCCGTTTGACGCAACAATGCCTGACAATGTGCCAGTTAAAAACACAACAATGGTTGACATTAAATCTATAAACGCTGCGTCGTTTGGTGCTTGTTTTTCGGGTTGCGACACAAACAACAGGCCGTAGGTCATGCCTAAAACTATGGTGCTAAAAACTATGGCAAGTAGTACGCCTACGGTGACGATCATGCGTGCGTGCAATTCGTCTGACGTGTATCTGTGTCGAGTCATGGTGTTATGCCGCATCGGTCAGGCACGTTGCAGTTATTTAACGTCATGTTTTTTACTCGTGACTTTACGGTAATTGTGTTGTCGCGTGTTGTTTCGCAAGCCGTCAACATAAGTATCAGCGTAAATAGCCCGTACCGCATTGCATTACGGCTCGTTAACTGGTTTAAGTGGCTCAACATATGGCGGCGTAAAATTTTGAGTGTCGTAATTGTAAGTAAATCCAATGCCCGCATATTGTTTATTTGGTGCGTCATAAAATGTTTCAACCCATGTTCCTGTATAGCGGTTAGGGTTTTCTGCCATAAATTCGGCCGTTACGCAATGAACGTCAATAACAATGTTGTCAGCATTTATTTGAGCAAAATATTGAATCATTGTTTTGTCCTAATTGTTGGCATAATTTTGTGCATATCAGCAAGACCCCACACGCTGTCATCGTCGGTGCAAGTGTTTACAATGTGCGTTAAATCGTGTCTAAAGTTTGGTTGACCGATAAAATTATAAAACTCTTTAAGCAGGTTTGTTGTGTCGTTGCATAGACGCTCATATGACACGATGAAGCATTGTTGAGGTATTTGTGACAGTAGGTTTTGTTGCGACATCACACATGGGTCGATTGTGGTTGTTTGTAAGTCAATGTTGAAGTTTGGTGAGTTATCAATTAGGCGTTGGAATGATGTTAAGATTTCATTCATGTCTCGATCCATGACGATGAACTTGGGTATGTAGCCGAGCGCGTTAATTAGTACAGAAAGATTGTCGGGTGTACCCCAAGTGAATGCTTTGTCAACGATGATTGGTTCGGTTTTGTCGGCGTAGAACGCTGGGATTAATGATCGCACCACATTCTGTACGGCCGTCGGGTTTGGGTTTGCTTGTAATGCTTGTCGGCTGTACCACATTTGATGTGTGTGATATAGCGCATCGCAAACAGGCGACGATGATGATGCAAAAATGTCAGGGTTTTGATTAAGAATACTTGTAAAAAGTGTTGAACCTGAGCGCGGTAAACCTGCAAGAAAAATGTATTGTCGGTTCATACTTTGAACCTGACATATACAACACCAGCCGCGCCGTTGCCACCTGTTTTTGCTGCGCCGTTGTTGCCTGTGCAGCCGCCCGACCCGGCAGCACCATAATTTACACCGTTTGCGCCGTTTGCGCCTGCGCCCGCTCCCGCAACGCCGCCGTTTGGTGCAGCGGCTGGAGTGTTTGCACCACCACCCGCGCCCGCTCCCGCATAATATGTTGCTCCAGTAATCCAACTAGAAATGTCTATGCCTCCACCACCCGCGCCACCGATACCTGAATTTCCAGTTCCTGAGCCGTTTCCGCCGACAGCAACTGGCGAGCCACCACCCGCACCACCTGCAAAACCTGACGATGTACCACCGTTATTTCCTTGTGTCGATGCAACAGTTTTTCCGCCGTTGCCTCCGCCCGATGAACCGTCTCCGCCGTTTGGTTGATCGGCTCGAACACCGTTTCCGTTTCCGCCACCCGCAGCACTAATCAAATTACCAATAGCAGAAGTTGAACCAACTGAACCGTCAACACCCGACGCACCCGCACCGCCTGCACCAACATCGACCGCATAAGTTGCAGCGGGTAAATAAATTGTGTTAATTGAGTTAATGCCGACTACGCCGCCGCCACCGCCACCGCCACCGGAATACGAATATGCGCCCGGCGCTGCAATCGGTCCGCCACCCGCTGCTCCGCCACCAACAAGCAACACATCAAACAAACCCGCTTTAGAAACAACAAGATTTGCGTCAGTAGTAAAAGCCAACAATGTGTAAGCCTGACCACTAACAGTTATAGAACTTGAAGTGCCGCCCGTCGCCGTACCGTACGATACGCCGCCCCCTAAGTTAAAAAAAGTGAAAGTTGACGCCGACAATGCAAGTAAATAGCCGCCCCCATATTGCGCCAAAGCAAGCGATCCGCTTGTGTTAATAGTTACGCCCGCACCCGCAGTAATCGTGCAAGTGCCTGCACCTTTGTTAGCAACCTGAATAACATCGCCAACCGTAAAGATCGAGTTATCAACCGTGATCGTTGTAGCGCTTGCGCTATTCATAATCGTGCGCTTAGTTACGTCAGCATTTACCAACGTGTACGACGCAGTTTTATCCGATATTGGTAAATTTTGTATGTCGTTAAGTTGCGCGGCCGTCAAAACCTGACCAGCAACAAACGGGAACGGTGTTGTCATATTTGCCTACTTTACCCTAGAGCGTTGTCTGCGTTGATGATACCAAACGACAAATCGTCAAGTATCAGCTCATAAACAATGACCGTTGGCGACGTGTAATAAGTAACGCTATGCCCAGTATTGACGTTAATCGTATGCTCAATGCCTTCGACTGCCAATTCCTGTGCTAACTCGGTAGTCGTCACGCCTGACGTAAACGACTTCTCAATCGTGATCGTGTCGCCCACGTCAATCACGGCCACCGTGTCACGTTGCGCGCTAGTCAACAAAGCAAACGACGTGGCTAGTGACGTGTACCGTGCCTCAGGTTCAGGGTCAAGCAAATAGACCGCCAAGTCAAGTGCAGCGCTGTCGTTATGCAAAAGACTGTTAGTGATGCTGTAAGTCTGAACAAAATACTTTGCCTGACTACCAGCGTCGTCAGCGACCTGCGGATTGTTACTGCCAAGTATTTGTACGACTGCACGGTTAGTTACCTGATCGGCTTCAAATGTTATGCCTACGCCGTTGTACGGAATGTTTGTACCGTCGTCATGAAAGTCTGCTACCGCTGGGGTCAGCGTTGTGCCTAGTCGAGCGTCAAACACTAGATCGCCGTCACGCGACATAAACAGGCGACCCTGCTCAGCCTCGTTTACGTCAGACAAATACCCCAGCACGTTTGTGCCTTGCGGAATTGTAAACGCCGACGCACCGCCAAGCGTTTGTGTGCCTGTAGCAATGTCGCGCGTTAACGCTGGAAACGCAACCTCAGGCCGATCTAAGACCGCTGTGACTCGAGCGCTAGACAACTGCTCGCTAACATTAAATTCATCTAAATACGTTTGTGCTAACAAATAAAAATCGTCTGCACAAAACACGGTCACGGTGTCAAGACCGCCCAACGCAAAGTTGTAGTCATAATTTACAATTACGCCAACAAACAAATATTCTTTGACGTTCAGCGAACTGTAACGCAACAAGCGCACTCGACGCATAGGTGCAAGACCGGGTTGGGCTTGCGGTGTGTCGTAGTACGGCGACTGCGTATCAAACGGGTTAAAAATACCTGCCGTGTCAAGCATTGTAAACGACATAGTGCCAGCACTAAATTGGTCGCCTTGATCGCGACGGCCGCGCCTAACCGTAATGCTGTTCACGCCGTCAAGCACACTCGCAAAATCTGTCGTACCGTTGAGCACATATTGAGTGTTATTAAGCAAACCTGCAACTGGGTCGTCAAGCAAAAATGCGTCTTGAATAAAACCTGTGTCAATTTCTAAGTCATAGTTGCCACTAGCAACAACGGCTGTACCTGCCATTACGAGGCAATCTGTAAGTCGAGTGGCCCGTTAGTGCGCTGGTAGGCCAGCAAACTGTTTAACACGCTTTGCCCGATCTCGGCGCTGGTTGACATACCGCCTGTCACGTTTATTGTTACGCCACCGCTACTACGCGCTGCAATGCGTTCAGCGTTGCCTGACGTAGTTAAAGCGCCTTGTATCGTCACTAGGTCGCCAGCACCAGCACCAGTCCCGCCACCACCGCCACCGCCACCAGCTCGACTACCGCCACCGCCACCGCCACCAATAAGCGTTGGGGGCAAACTAGGCATACTTGGCAAACTAGGTGTGATACTGCCCGTGCCACCTTCTCGAGCCGCGCCACCGCTAGTCGCACCGCCACCGCCACCAATACGACCCAAGTTAATTGTTGACAACGGGTCAATATCTGTAAACGGGTTAATCAAATTCATGCCACGAATAATTAAATTAATTGCACCAATAAACGAATTAGCCATTAACTCAAACCCTGCAATCAAACCGTTTATTACAAAATTTACGCCGTTGCGAAATGTCTCAAACTTTGTGTACGCAACTGCAAGACCAGTAACAAGCGCCGCAATGCCAATCGCAATGAGCGTAAATGGGTTAGCGGCCATAGCAAAATTAACTGCCAAAATCGCTGTAGCAATGGCGCTAATTGTGCCGGCAATAAACAAAAATGCTTTAGGGTTTTTTTGTGCCCAATCAGCCATGCTCTGCAAGTACGGCAACACTTTTTGCAACACGGGCAACAAACCTGCACCAATGCTTTCTTGTGTTTCAGCCAAACTATTTTTTAATATCTTGAACTGTCCCGCTGCAGTCTGTGCAGACTTTGCGGCCGCGCCACCAAAGTTGTCATTCAACGCCATCATTACTTCGTCGAGTGACGCGCCTTCTTTAATCATGCCCATCATCTCAGGTGACAACGCGCGCAAACCTCGCATATTGCCTGCATACGCTTTAGACAACGCATCAGCAACCGTTGCTAAATCTGCACCCGAACCGATCGCAATATCTTGAGCCAAGCCAAGCGCGCTAGTTGCTTCGCCAACATCTTTAGTACCAAGTAACAACGCGCTAAACGCTGGCCGTAACTCGCTGTCAGCCGTACCAGTAGCCCTTGACATTGCGGCGATCATGTCCTCAGTTGCTGCAACCGTCGCATCAGTAGCGCTAACGACGTTTTGCATCGTGTTAGCCAAGACCGCCTGTTGCTGTTCGTCTTCGGCTGCCGCCTTCGCAGCCAAGCCAAGCGCACCCGCAACCGCCGTAATCGCAGCCGCCGCAGGTACAGCCGCCTTGCGAATAGCAAACTGTGCCTTCTCGCCAACAGTCTCTAATTGTTTAAATTCTTTAATCGCTTTGTCAATGCCCTTGCCGTCAAACTCGCTAATGATTGGAATACTTAATGCCATTACAAACCTGCCTGCACGACGCGCATAGTTTTAGCAATCATCTTTGTCATCTCAGCTTCAATACCGCGACGCGCTTTATACACAGCCGGGCCAATTAGTCGAGTGCGACCAGCGCTAACAAAACCTAACGCGTTACCTAACCTGTTTGAATTAGCGCGACCAGCCGTTTCAAAGATTGCTGCCGCTGGGTCTTTCTGTTCAATAAGAATTACGCCGACGGCGTTGCGTCGAGTGTCAAAGCGCATACGCACCCCGTTAATTGCTTTTGCTGTTGTAAACGGGAATAGTTTGCGATCACGTTGCACCCAGTTGTAGCGCATACCTGATAGCGGTAATTCTTTGTACACGGCTTTGCCTGCTTGTATTGCTGGCTGTGCGATTGCGGTTGCGTCTGCTTTAAAAT